CGTTCAAAACTGAAAGGTCACCACCAATGAAATCTTCACCAGTTACGGCTGTCGTTGGAATTACTCGCATTCCTGAAACTTCCAATCCGTTTGCTGTTGCGAAAACTGGCAAAACATACTGACCAACTGAATCTTTTGTCAATCTCATTCGTGCAACCACAGCTGGATTCACGAAGATAGCTGTCGGCATTCCGAAAGCAAGTTCACATTGAAGCGCAACTGATTCAACAACGTCGTAATCTGAAGGTGAAACGATTGTTCCAGCTAAAGCACCAGCCGCCCAAGGTGTAGCAAGATTGAACGCTCCGTTCAAGTTATCACCAAGGTTGTCACCGTTGAAGAAGTTGTCTTCAAGAACGATGTCCAAACGCTTCATTAAGTTGTTTTGAATGTACGAAATCAATTGTGGCAAGTCAGACATCATTTCAGTCGTTACTTTTCCATAAACAGCGATTTTCTTAACGTTTGCTGTTCTTTCTTCGTAACGAACTGAAGCTTCAGGTTTTGTTGCACCTTCAGCCAACATGATTGGATTCCCTTCTTCGTCAAGTTCTTCGATCCAAAGAGCGCGGTTTCCTGAAGTTGATCCGACAGAAACATTTGCCAAATAACGCAATTCGCGTTTTCTTATTGGTGAAATGATTCCAGTGTTGTCAGTAATGGTCACTTGTGTTGGACCAGCGCCGATTGTATCGTCAACTGACATTGTGATTACAGCTTTAATTGCCGCGTCTTGTTTTCCGTCGATTGCTTTTTTAATGTCAGCTTCAGCCGCTTTCAAAGCGTTTGTCAAAGCCTGACCGATTGTTTTCGCACCTTCAACTTTTGCTGGTGCTTCTTTCAATCCTTTCAATTCAACCGCTACGTTGTTCAATTCAGCTTTCAAAGCTTCAAGTTCACCTGAAGTTTCTTTTTTAGCGTCAGCAATAGCCGCTTCGATTTCAGCCTTACGAACATTCAGTTCGTGTGCCTTTTTTTCCGTAAGGTAAGCCGCTTGTTCAGTCATTGACATTGCGCTTACTTCTTCAATTGTTTTTTCTACAAACATTTGATTTGTGTTTTTAGAGTAAATTAATAAATAAACTATTTGGTTTGATTTGAGTGTCAACGATTGACGGCTCGGTTTTTTCAGTGTCATTATCTGACGGCTGAATATTTTTTTCTTCAATAGAAAGAACTGGTGTCGCGTAATTTGAACCCATTGGAACGGCTGAACCTTCAATCAATTTCGCTTCAAGAACTGGATAAAAATATCCAACAGCTTCAGCGTCTTTTCGATTGACAACTTGGTCAATGTATTTATTCCAAATTTTGAATTCTTCAGGATAACGTTCGTCGTTAACGGCAAGTTCGACTTTCACATAACGCATTCCAACTGAATGATTTTTCACGTACCCATTTTTATATTGTTCAAACATGAATTCATTACGTTCTTCAGGGATCTCAACGTCAAAAATCAACGCTTGTGTTTGTCCAGCGGCTTTGATTCCAACGCTTGACCAATCTAACAATTCAACCGAAGTTTTGATATTGTCTGAAATTATTCCTTCAAAACTCATGTCGTGTTCTTGGAGCAAATAAAGAAGTCGTTGTTCCTTCAGCGTTTTATTCCAAAGACCGTCAATGTGAACGTCAAAGTGTGAATCCATTATTCGCGTCGTGTTCAAAACAAGTCGCGCTTTCAATCGTGTTGGTTCTTCAATTGGTTCTTCGTAATTGTTAAGAACCGGATCAACTGGACCTGAAAGAACAGCTTTTGAAGTTTCTGTTTTATCGATTGTCGGAATGAAATGAATCGCGTCTGTGTGCTTATTTGACATCTTTTTTGTCGCAATCAACATTTCTTTGTTGGCAACAATGTACTCGATTTCTTCAGCTTTATTTTTGAATTGTGGCAATTTCATTTCTTTACTATTTCGTTATCGGTAACCTTTTTTTTCTTTACAGCTTTAATAGTTTCAAGCTGTTCAGGTGTCAATTTGGTCTTTGTCATAATCAAATTATTCTGACAAATGTAAGAATTTTCAAATTTATTGGTTAAAAAACTTAATTTTGTTCGAAACAAATATTTTTTTTTGTATGGATTTCACGCCCTTGTCACTCATAAATTCCCTTTTTGGCTTCAGTTACACTAAAACACCAAGAACACAAACCGCACAAATTCTGACTGGTCAACCACAATGGCTTTCGCCCGATTCATGGGACGCTTACAATGTATATATAACAACACCACAGCTTTACGCTGTCATTCAAAGACGCGGTTATTTACTCGCTTCAGGTGTTTGGAAGCATTACAAAAGTGACAGATATGGAAATGTTCTTGAAATAACTGATTCACCAGTTGTAAAGCTTTTGGAAAATCCGAATCCGTTGGTAAATGGAAACGACCACATTCGTCAATGGAACGAAAACAAATGTGTCTACGGAAATAATTACGAATACATTCTTCGCGGTTTGCCGACTTCATTTCCACAAGGGTTAACAAATTTACCAGCCGCTCAAATGCAAATCAACGTTTCGGGCAAATGGTATGCACAAACGACAATTGAAGGAATCATTACTGGATACGAATATCTTGACGGAAGCGGTGTAAAATTCAACACAAACGAAATCAATCAAACTCGTTACGTTTCTTCAAAAAACCCAGTGAAAGGTGAATCACCCATGACTTCGCTCTTTATGCCGATTTCAAACATTCGCGGCGCTTATGGTTTCCGAAACGTTATTATCAACCGAAAAGGTGCGCTTGGTATTTTATCGAATCAATCAAAGGACCAATCCGGATCCATTCCATTGACAGAAAAAGAACGTCAAAGATTGAACGACGAATATCAACGTCTTTATGGAATTGAAGAAGGTCAAATGCATACGATAATGACAAACACGTCGTTAAACTGGCAACCGATGACTTTCCCGACAAAAGACTTAATGTTGTTCGAAGAAATCAACGACGACTTTTTAACGATAATCGACGCATACGGATTGAATGCAAACATTTTTTCTCGTCAGACTGGTTCAACTTACGAAAACCTTGCTGAAGGAATTAAACAAGCATACCAGTCAACAATCATTCCCGAAGCCGAAGAACTCGCAATGAACCGCTCACAGCTATTCAAATTGATTGAAAAAGGCGAATGGTTGGAACTCGATTATTCTCACATTTCAGTTCTTCAGGAAAACGAAAAAGAAAAAGCTGAAGTTCTTGAAAAGAAAGCTAACGCAATGAAAACATTGACTGAAATCGGTGCATATTCAATTGACGACCTGAAGCAAATAATCAATTTGTAAACGATCCAGGTTTCGAAATCTAACTAAAAAATGAAAGTTTAGTGATTCTTTCGGTTTTTTGGCGCAAGAACATTGCGCTTTTTTTTTGTCATTCTTGCCACAGATAAGGGTGAAATGAACGCGCCATTGAACAAAGACCTTCAAGCGCGTCAGGAGCGTCGTCGTGCGGTGCTTTTCCGTCAGCCGTGAATTCAAATATGTTTTCAAGAAATTTATCGTAATCTGAACCGATTTCAATATCGTTTCGGAAATAGCAATATTTTTTCATAAAACCTGAAAGTTGAATGATTCGACCAATTTTGTTCGTCGTTGCCCTAATTGCAAGAAGCGTAATGTCGTCTTGTACTTTTGGCTGGAGCAAAGATAGATACATGTTGCCGCCGAAGTTTGATTCGATCCGGACGAATTCGGGTTTGTGTTCATTTAGAAATGAAGCTGTCAGGTCCACGTTTACGTCAGTTCCTAATTTGGTAAAAATTACATCTTGAATGTAAATTCGATTTCCAACTATTGAACCAATCGGAACAGCGTGATTGTCTTCACCAGTGTCAGCTACATCAATGAATGCAATCTTTCCAATTGATTCGGACCAATCAAATTGACTTGGATCAAAGTAATTTAATTCGGAGCGTTTAAACAATGCGCCTTCTTGCTCATTTACCCAGCCACCAAGAACAACATTTTTGTAAACTTCAGGTTCTTCGGCTTTCATTCGTTCGTAATCGCGCCGAATGTTTTCAGGAATGAACTTCGGGTTTACGTCAAGGTAACTTGAATGAATGTAAAGAACGTTATCAACAACGCCACAAAAGCCTTCAGGAACGTTTTTTTTCTTGAATAGTTCCTTGTATATCCAGTGCGTTTTTAATGTTGGGTTCAGAATAAGAATTGAAATATTTCTTTTGTGGACCGAACGAATTGAATAAAAGACTTTCTTGAAAGTTTCATAACTGGGTATTTCTTCAGCTTCGTCAACGACAAAACAATTGAAACCCGACAATGATTTCAAATTTGCTGTTTGACCTTTTGATCCGGTTTTGATTCCCTTGAATGAAATTGAACCGTCTGAAACGCGTGAATCGATTCTGTATTGATTATCGACAATTTTGTTTTCGTAACCGAGCAATTCAATTTTATCACTGACTTCAGATTTGATTGAATCACCGATTGACGTATTTGTGAAGCGACTATACAATACTTTCCAACCTTTTTCAACGACACCGATTAAAGTTAACAGCGCAACGTTGAAAGACTTACTTGAAGCACGACCGCCAGTTAATACAATCGTATCGACTTCGTTAAAAGAATTATCGTCAAGAAGGTCAAATAAAGGTTCAAACTTGTGACTGATTTCGATTTCATTCGGCATTTGGATTGAATTTCTTGAATGAAATTAAAGGCGCTGTGATATCGTTGCCGTTGCTGGTTACGTCAAGCATTTGACGCGGCATTCCAAAACGGTATTTGAAGAACAATTCAACCGCCCACTTTTCACCAGCTTCAAGATTGTCTTTTAATGCAACGAAAGCTGTGTCGTCAAATGGCGTTAATCGTTCAACAAGTGCTTGTTCTTCGCTTCTTTTTTTCCTTCCAGCGTTTTCACGCGCACCGCCGTTGTTTTGTCGTTTGTCCATGATTGAAAAAAATTGAATATTCAAATCTTTGTGACGCTCTTAATGAACACGAAAAGCAAATTTAAAGCGAATATTCCGACGTAAATTAAAAGCGTGATAAAGAACCCGAAGAACAAAATTAGGAAAAAGGAAATGACAAAGAACAACATGACACCGAAGTCGTCGCGTCGGTCTGTGTTGATCCAGTCTGTGAAGGTGTCAATTCGTCTGGTGAGAATAAAAAAGTGACTGATTCGATACAATGCGTAAAGAATCAAAAGCGCGAACGTTGCAAATATTTCTTTGATAATCATTTTCTGTCGTCGTTTGGGGGTAAAAAAAATAAAATGACGGCAATCATTAACGCGAAGAAAACGATTGCCGTACCGATTAACAATTTAATCAATGGGTTTAAATTCAAAAATTCTGTCAATTGTTTCAAGTTTTCGTTGACTGATTGATTTGTCTTCAAACCAGTCATTCGGTTCTTCAAATTTAAACTTTTTGTGTTCAATTTGAGTTTTTTGAGTTTTTCGATTTGATTCAAGTTCAAGTTTTCTGTGTTCTTTTTCACAGCTTCGGATCAATTTAAACATCAAAATAATGAAGACAAAACACCAAAAAGTGAAGAATAAAAGTTCAAATACAATTTTTTTCATCTTACTCTGATTTTAAAGTATATTTTGTACTATAATACTCTCTGTTAAATCTATATTCATTTGAAGAGTCTGTATATCCGCTTGAGTAGGACTCTATTATCTGCTCTTTTTCCATTTCTTTGGCTTGTTCAATTAACTCATCAAACCTATCCCAATTAAGGTTATGGAAAGTAGTGTCACTATCTTCTTCAATTTGGTTTCTCAACCATTCTACTGCTGTTTTCATTCTATTCTGTTTTAAAAGTTAAATATTAAATGCAACACGCCAAAAATTGCGAGGGCGTGAATAATTATTTTGAATGCTAATTTCATTCTTCAGGGTTTAATCGTTCAAATTGATAATGCGGAAAATGAACGTCGGCTGAAAATATCCATTTCCGAACCCAGTCTGTTGACCTTCGAAAACGTCGGTAACTCAAATGAAGAAAATCATTTTCTTTTCGGTGACTTCTTTTTTTCATGGTTGTCAATTATTTCAGTGATTAAACCCATTGTTCGGGAATTTATCGATCCAGTTCCTTCAAGAAAATCTTTGAATTTTTTCGAATTCATATTTCCGATTTCTCTCATTAAAGAAGCTGGTGACATTCCTGAACGCGCCGAAAATTTGTTGACGCGTTCAATGAAGTCTTTTTCAAGTTTGGTTTGTTCGTTAATTCGCATTTCTGAAAAAATTTATTGCATTATCGTTGACATTCGAACAGATTGATTCAAGCGAATTGTAATAATCTTGCGCGAGTTTGACGTATACCTTAATCAAATCAAAGTGTTCTTGTGTGCATTCAACTCGGTGAATTTTCATTCTGTCGGCAATGTTTGGAAACTTACCTTCGAAATCGAATTCCTTTTCAACTTCAAGAAGAAACGATTCAGGTATTTCGTCATTGTAATTATTCCCAGCTTCAACCCAAAGAAGACGTGCTTGTTTAAAAATTAGTTCAGCTGAAGGATTCATTAAGGTTCGAATGACCGCACCAGCTTCAATTGATTCGTTTTCAAGTTCATTTATTAGCATTGCGTAACCGCGAATTTGCCACTCATAAACCGCAATGTCTTTGTCATTTTCAAAAAGCTTCAATCCTGAAGGTGACCAAACATTTTTTTGGTCGAAAACAAATTTCTTTACTTTCCAATCGTAACCCGAAGAACAAATGAAATCGTTTTCAAGATATTTTTCAGGCGCTTTTGTTGCAAACGGATAACCGAGAAACGCGCCTACTTGACGAATCGAACGTTCTTCAACTTCCTTTCCTTTTTCAACGAATCGATTTGTGAATCTGAAACCGTAATCAAAACGGTCTTTTAAAAATTCTTCTTCAATATACGTTTTCGCACCTTCAGAAAGTTTCGGTTGAACTGGCGTGTCACGTTTTGAAATCAATTCGTCGCGTTTTTTGGCTTGGATATCCGTCAGCTTTATTTTTTCCAATAGTGTTGAAAGTTCTTTTTGTTGCGCTTCGGTCAGACGTGACGCGGTTGGAAGCACCGCGCCAGTCATTAAACGACCGAATGAAGAACAGCGAAATTTTTTAGTTTTCATTTTCAAGTTCATTAAGTTGTTCGTCAGTCAGGTCAAAAATCATTGAAATATTTTCGACGGTTGTATTTCCAGCTTTTATTTCAGATTGTGCTTTTTCAAGGTCAGAAATTGACATTGTTGGCAAAGCTTCACCAGCGTCAACGTAGTCAACGTCATTCGTTTCAAAGTCATTAATCACAGCTTGGTCAGCAATGTTTGCTTTCTGAATTTCAATTGATAAAATACCCCATTTCGAAAGCGTGTGTTTCAATAAAGATTTCATTGCCATAGCGTCAAAGTCTGACTTCCATGGACCGTTGTTAAACGTTTGCGAAAAACGTTTTCCATGTTCGGCGGCTTGGTCTTTTGACCAGTACGTCGTTTTTTCGAATCCGTTTATCAATTTAAAGTAAGCCGCATAACCTACAACCTGACCTTCAGGAGCAAGATTAAAGTCAGCGTCAAGTTCTTCATGTAATGCGCTGAACCCTTTGAACTGGTTTTCGTAAACTTTCACGACATTTATTCGGCTGTATTGACCAGTTCTTTGAGCAAGTTGAACGTATCCTTTCCAACCCATTTGAAACTGGGCTTGACCTTTGTACGGAACGATCCAAGCAAAACCAAGATTTTGATTGATTGGAAGGTCAAGCGCGGCGGCTGTCATTGCGGCATTGTATACCGACATCGGTTCAGCTTTGGATAAAAGCGCATTGTTCGACGTAACTTGAAGAACTGAAGTCACGAATCCACTCGCGCGGCTTCCAAGAAGTTCGTTCATCTTAGATTTCACCGCGTCTTTTTCAAAGATTGATTTGATTGTTAAATTTGACATTTTTGTGATTTTTGGTTGTTAAAAATTTTAGTTATCTGTTTCGAAGTTTTTGTGTCTTGTGACGTGCAAGATTTGACGCTTGTGATTTTGTCAAACCGCCGCCAACAGAAATTTCAATTCCTGAAATGTTTCCAGCTGAAAGTTTTTCAATATGGTCGTTATTGAATGACTGCTGAAAAGGATTTTTCGCGTAATGAAAACCGCCTATTCTCGCGCTGGTGTAATTTTCTTTTTCAAGGCGAAGAATATATTCACCGAAAGCTTTTAACGTGTTGAATGGCGTTGACGTTCTTGCCGTCGTCACGCGAATGTTCAAACCTTTCAACAGATTTTTGTTTGTTGAAAGCCAAACTTTAAGTTCTTGAAGTGTCATTGAATTCATTTTGTTTTGTGTTAATTGTTTCAGCGAAGATAATTCTTTTTAATTAATTACAAATAATTTCTTTACTTTTTTTTCATAAACCGCAAAATCCTGAATCACAATCTTGAAAATCTGAATCGAAAAGATCCAATTGAAGTTTATGTTTTTTAATTTTTTCGTAAGTAATTCCCTTCTTAAACGTTGAGCCGTTTTTTTGTTCTTGTTCAATAAACCAATTAAATTGCTTTTCAGCTTTTTCGCTCATGTGCTTCAACATAATTTCGTTTCTATGGAAGCACCCGACACAATTATTTCTGTATGCAAATCGAACTGGTTTATCAATCCAAAAATTTTCAATTTTATCTTTAAAAATAGCGTCAGTAATTAAAGGAAAATTGACAATTCTGTACGGTAATTCCTTCCATTTCTTTCTTCCATTTTTTTCAGATACCTGAAATTTGAAATTTTCAACACCGTTTATTTGTCTTTCAAGCATATTTTTTGCGCGGTTCATTTCATTCGCACGAAAACCGATTCGCATTTCAACTGGTAAATCTGTATTTTCATAACACCACTGGGCAATCGGTTTTATTTTCATATCAACCGTGCAATATCTTGTCATTACATTCGGTAAATATTTTGAATGTTCATTAATTACTTCTTCAAAAGTTTTGTCGCTTAACCAAGTTATTTTTGATCCGATAAATTGTTCAAGGTCTAACATTGTATAAATAATTGTATCTTCTTCAAGTGTTCCAATGAATTCACGACCGATTTTGTCACTTACAATTTGACGAATTTTCATGTCAGGAAACAAACAATTTTTGTCGTCAGTTCTTACGAGTGAAAATAAATTGTAATCGGCTGGATAATTTGCGGCAATAAATGCTGAAGTTTTTCCGCCTGAAATGCTGTTTATTGTGGTCATGTATTTACAAATTTGATTCGTTTCTGAATGCAATTTTCAACGTAAATGCGCGAAAAAATCTTTTGCCAACTCGGAACAAGTTCAAATTGATTTCCTTCAGCGGCTTTTTTTCGTCGTGCGAATTCCATTTTCGCCAAACTCATGAATTCATTTTTGTCTTCTTGCGAAAAACATTCGGCAAAGTTCCGAGCAATTGCGTCAGCCTGAAATTCGTCGCCTTTCCAGCTTCCAACGGTCAATGATTCCAAATAAATTTTCTTTGATTCTTCGCGAAATTTTTGTTCCAATCGGATCGAGTTCAATTCTTCTTCATTTTTGCGTCGAATTACGTCGATTTCATTCAGCAAAATCACTTTATTCTTCCAATATTGTGAAATCGGTTCAAGCAATTCGTCGCGCGTTAGCGTTTGATAGGCTTTTTTTTCGATTACAGCGTATCTGAAAGCGTTTTGAATGTCTGTTATCGTTATGCCGACGAAACGTTCGCAAATCGACGCAAATGAAATGTTCCAAAGTTCAGGTGAAAGATTTTCAGCGCGAAGACCGAACAATATTTCACAACTGGAAATCAATATTCGAATGCATTCTTCACGCGATTCTTCAACTTTCGACGATTTCGACAACATCAAAGGCGCTGTTATCCTCGCCATTGTGTGACCTTTGGCTGTCAATTGGTTCATTATTTCCGTGAAGAACTCTTTCAAGATAGCTTCTTCTTCGTTCTTCGTTGCTAATTGGTTGTTGTGTGTTTGCATTGTTGTTGTTTTTTATGTTGTTGATCCAGGTCGCGTCAAATCCTGACCAGCTTCTTTCGACGCAAATTCTTAAAACTTCATTCACTGGTAATTTTGATTTCATTAATTCCCTTACAAATGCCTTGAATGAAGTTTCGGTGTTTCTTGCCTTCTTGAATTTCCGGATCGAAAGCCATTCGTCGACCAGTTGTTCGTCGGAATTTAATTTCAAAAGTTCAGCTTTAAATATAAATTTTGTTTCTTTTTTAAAAGAAATACTATCATTTACATTAACACTATCACTTACACTATCACTTACACTATCACTTACACTATCACTAACGCCTTTTTTTGGGTTATTTTGGGTTTCAAAAAAACCGTTCGGTTTATTTGGGTTTTGTTCGGTTTTTTTTGGTCGACCGCCTTTCCTTCCATTTTCACGATTCACGTCAGTTTTTTCTTCCCATTTTTGAAGGTCACGTTTTAAAGTTGCTTTGATTGGTTCAAATAATAATTCAATCAATCTGTCTTCACAAACTGGATTCATGTCATTGACGTAATTGAAAAAGTGTTTTATTAGCTTTCCAGCTTCTTCATTTGTCAATTTATCAAATAAGCTAATCCAATCCGCGTAAACAATTACTTTGTTTTTTCCAGTTGCCATGATAAAAAATAAATAAAAAACCCAACCATTCTACTCGCGGGTCTCACGTCGCTTTCAAATGATTGGGCAATAATTTTTTAAAGTTCATATAACGTGAGACCTGAACCATTTGCACAAAAATACAATTTATTTGAATGCCATGTATTCGTCAATTATTTTTTTCGTGTCTTCAAACCCAACTGAAAAAGTTGCGTAATATCCAAGTCGATTCAACTGGTCAATAGTGTGTTGTTGATTTGCCAAATGTTCCGATTTCAAAAGACAACCGTCTTTCTTGAAAGGTGATTTTGCTTTCAACTCAATAAACAAACCGCTGAATCGGTTATTCGGTTTCAGAATCAAAAGATCCGGACAATGAAAACCGCGTTTCTGAATCGAAGAATTCCTGACACGTTGCGGAATTGTCAAATGTAAATTCGCAATCGTGTCGCTCAAATATAAAACTTCTTTGTATTGAATATTTAAGTAGTTACACACAGCCTTTTGAAGTTCAAATTCAGGTTGATTTTTCATAAATTTAAGTTTTTGAGTATCTTGAAAAGCACATTGACAACGATTGAATTACCAGCTTGTTTATACGCTTGTGAATCACTTACAACTGAAAAATCAAACATATCAGGAAAATCCATTAATCGGAAACATTCGCGAGGTGTAAGTCGTCGAATTGAAAAATTATCATTTACAACTTGTCGACAATTGCCTTGTCGTATTCCAAATCCTTTGTAATAACTCGCGTCAAGCGTTGTACAAATTTCTTGTTCAATTGATTTTTCAATTTCTTTTTGATATTTATTCAATATAATACCTTCATTTGATCCGCAATCCAAAGTGTGGCTTACTTCCTTACAAATTCTTCCTCGACTTGTTTCGCTGTTTGGGTGTGCAAGTCTTATGCTGTCGCCGATTTCAGCAATTTCGTAACCTTTGGAATTGTTCGATTTAATTTTAAAACAAGATTTATTCTCACATTCGATTTCATTTTCTTTAAATAAAAAACCATTAATTAACTTTTCACTTAAAAAATACTTTTTGTCAACGTTTTCTTCAAGAACGTCTTTCAATCGTTTTGTCAAATGTTCTTCCTTTGGAAAGCGAAAATTGTTGTCAATGTCGTCACGAATGCCAACCAAAAAAACGCGTTCGCGGTTTTGTGGAACACCGTGTTCTTTTGCATTTAAAACGCTCCAGTACAAATGATAATCAACCGAGTCTTCGAATGGAAATAAAACTGGCAAACCGTTCACAGATTTGCCACCAAGAAAGTTGATCCATTCTTGAAAAGTTTTTCCGCTGTTATCTGACAAAAGACCTTTGACGTTTTCAAAAATAAAGAAGCGCGGTTTGTTTTCCTGAATGAATTCAAGCGAGTTAAAAAATAGAATTCCGCGTTTGTCTTCTTTTCCCAAACGACGACCAGCCATTGAAAAAGCTTGACAAGGCGGCGAAGTCATATAAACGTCAAGTGATTCAGCTGGAATTTGACGTTCATAAACGTCTGTCGGGAAATATTTCGGTTCGCCGTAATTGTGAACGAATGTTTGACGCGCATACTTGTCACGGTCACAAGCAAAAATTTCTTCGTAATTAATTCCCAAACGGTTCAATGCTTGGTTGAACGCGCCAACGCCGCTGAAGTCTGAACCAACTTTGATTTTTGAACCTGGATCTTTCATTTCTTTTTCATTACAAAAATCGTGAAACGTTTGCTTTGGTGATTGTGTCCGACAAAATGTTCGAATTGTTTTCCGTTAATCGCGTTTTGGCTTGACGTAATATGTTGAACCGTTCCGAAGTGTTCAATTGAAAGCGTTGCGCATTTGTCCAAGCGTTCGCCATTCAAATATCCGACAATTTCGTAATCGTTCAAATCCATTCCGACTGGAATGTATTGAACTTGTGAAGGAATCGTTCTAAACCGTTCCTTTCTTTCAGATGTAAAGATTGCTGTTTTTGTTGTCATTTTTAGTGATTTTAAAGTTTTGATTTGATTACTAAACAACGCTTTCCGTTGATTATTTCAACTCGATAATTGGATTCGTCAGGAATGATTTCGAACGTATATTCGTAAATTGATCCAGCTATTGCCTGACGTTCGCTTTGCTGGTGATTCTTTGCCATTCCAAGAACTTTATTCAATACAAACTGAAGTTCATTGAACGAATTGAATTCAACTTCAAGCGTTACTTTTTTTCTCGGTTTTTGATTCATTGCTTCAATTTAAAAATTTACTGATTTGCTGTTCCATAAGACGCAAAGCGTTAACTTCGTTTTTTGTATGGTCGTCAGTTGCGTAAAAAAATCTTTCTGTTCCAGCAACTATTTCGTCAATCTTTAATTTCATTGCGCTGTCATATCCTTCCAGCGCGTTGATTACTTTTTTTAAAGAGTGAACGCACGTTGAATGGTCCTTGTTTCCGACAAATTGACCAGCGGCTTCGAAAGTTGATCCTGAAGCGTATTTGAACGCAATCAAAATTTGTCGCCATTGAACAACCTCTTTTTTTCTTGTTGTCATTCGAATTTCGGTCAACGTGAAAGGGCAAATTTTCAAAACGTTGTTCGGATCAAAACAATAGTTTTCAGGAAAGAATTCTCGCAATTTGTCAATGTGAAACCGAGTTCGCAAGTCTTGCTTTTTTTCTGTGTTCATATTATTCGAATCTTGCGTTTTGTACTTTCAAATAGTGTTCGACATTAAACGAACCGCCTTTATCATGTGAAAAGCTTTTTTCCTTCCACCAACGCGCCATTCTCAAAACTGGAACTGGAAGCGGAAAGAATGTATTTTGTTTTTTGGTTTTGGTTTTCATATTTCGCGAATTACTTTGTTTAGACTTTCGTAATATTTTCGAATCAATCGTTCAACGCCTTGAATATCTTGGTCGCGATATTCGAAAAGAATTCCTTTTTTATCGTTGTGCGCTTTCATTTCACAAAGTTCTTTTTCAAGGTCTTCAATACATTTTGAAATGAACAGAATACTTTCAGCTACAATTTTTAAGGTCTTTACGTCAGGTTTTGAATTTAACGCACGTTTTGCGCTTTCAACGACAGCATTACCGAGAACGCTTTTTGTCAGATTTTCGTTTTCTTCAGAAAGGTCAACGATAAATTGAACTACTTGGTGTTTTGTTTTCATGGTGTTTAAATTTAGTTTTTTGACGGAATGATATTTTCAACGTGTTTTTTCAAATCTTTGAGTTCATAAATTGCAAATTCAGCTTTCGATTTTACTTCTTCAGTAATGTCGTCACCTAAAATTTCGATTCCTTTTTCGAATCCGTTGATTTTAGCCTGGATCAAATCTTTTACGAAAATGATATTGTCCAGTAATAATTGTTCGTTTGAAGTTAGATTTTTCATTTTGTTTCGTGTTTAAATTGTTGCTAAATAAAGAGTGATTCCGATAACTAAACAACCAGCAAAAAGCGCCGCTGTCATTTCAAATTTTGTGTTTTGTTTCATGTTATTGTGTTTTGTTTTGTGCCTTATTGACCTTACAAATATACGCAAGTTTTTTAATCCACAATACTTTTACACAATTTTTTTTAATTTATTTTTTTGAGAGAAACAAAAAGCCGACTGACAAAATCAATCGGCTTCCTTGTATCTAACAATTAAACACTATTCTGAACAACTGGGTTCAGACTATGAACAAAACGTTTCAAAGGTAAATAAAAAAACCAACCCTTTGACGGATTGGTTTAAACTGAAAAATCTACTTGGTCCTTGGCAAGACTTAAACAAAGATAGTTAAACAAATGGAATGTAAACCGTCTTTCCAGCTTTTTTGATTGCTCGTAAAGCCTGACGGCGGTTTCTTCCTTTATTGTAACTCAAATGAAACCAAAGCGCTTTTGTGTCATTTCCAAATTCAAAAATTGCTTGGTCGAATTCAACGTTCGCAATTATCCATTCAAACAATTCTCGGTCGTGAAGATCCAGGTCCATAGCCGCGCCATTCAAAGCGCAATGTTGGCTTGTCTTCGCGCCACCAGCGCGTTTATTCACGGCTGGTGAACGATAACCGCTGTTGATTCTTATTGGACCGCCTACCTTCTTTCTAATCGGTTCAAAGACATTTTCACACAAGTCAATTGCCCTTTCGATTTGAAACGAATCCATTGTGTTGTCAATGCCGTAATTCGTAGCGACATCACTTCTTTCGAATTCTTTAATCGTTACGTGTTCGGAAAGCTTCATTTGCTGTCGTCTTTTGTAAGTTGTGACAAAGCCGCTGTCAACGATCCGGCAACAATCAAATAACCACTGACTGAAACAATAGCGGCTGGTAATGCAATCGGAGCGCTGACAATAGCCGCACCAACAATACCACAAGCGACACCAATTTTTTGGACCTTTTTCCAAAATGTAGGTGTCTTTGAATTCCAGCGTTCTTTCAATTCTTTCATATTTAATTAGTTTGTCGTGTGTTCAGTTCAATCAATCGACGAACTTGCGTTGTCAATTCATTTACTTGTTCAGCCAAATGTTTGATTTCATTTTGCGTGACTTCTTCAATTCTTTGAAGCTTCAGACGGTTTTCTTGTTCAACGAGTTCAATTCGACCTCGATTCTTTCCGTTTTCAGTCACTACTTTCTGAAGGTCTTCGCGGACCTTTTTCAAGTCGCTGTGAACTTGCTTCAAAAAATATCCAATAATGGAAAAAACAACTGAAAAAATCGGAATAATTAACTGGTCCATTCTTTTATCTGTAATACGTTCTTTGGTCTTTAAATTTGTCCCCAGCCACACATTTCAAACTCGCTTCGCGTGAACCTTCGTAATACGTTATTTCAGGTGAATTTTCAACTATTGCTGGTAAATCCTGAAAACGGTACGAATGATTCGCCGCGTTGTAATCTGACAAAAATAATTCATTTTCGGATAAAAGCAAATTGTCCGTCAGCTTTCGAATAATGCCTTCACAAGTTGGATCAGTGATAATTTCGTAAGTGTTCAAATTCTCACGAATTACTTTCTTCATTTCCCGATTTTGATAAATTAGGTTATCTGTTATCATGTTCGGTTGACGGTTACCAATGAACCCATAAAAACGACAGCTGTCTTCGACCATTGAATTCGTAAAATCAATTTGTTCGACTTCGTTGTAATCGTTGTAAAATGCACGAACTCGCGCTGTAAAATTTGCCGTTTCTGTCGTGAATGGCTTCAGTTCGTAAATTCCCCATGTAAACGTCAATTGAACGCCTGAAATGTCATAACTTATTTTTAAGGTGTAACACCCAGCGCCGTCAGAATTAAGTACGTCGTTCCAGTTAATGGTCCAGTAAAAAGCAAAAGGTTCATTCACAAATGAAACCGCCGTCGGTGAATAAGTTGTTTCAATTCCGTCTTTATAAAGTTTAGCTTCGGCAATGTCAGTCAAAGAAGATAATTTGATCCACGCTGAAGTTTTATCGTTTTTCCAAGTGTCAGAAGAACTTGACGCAAGAACTGGAACAACACAACAGCAACGCGCAAAACCTCGGTCTTCTTCTTCAAAAACACGCGGCAACCGGATCGAAGCGTATTGTCTGAAAATTCTGTCTTCAACTGGTGTGCAACCTTCAACGCATTTTTCAACAATAAATTGTTCAATTTTTGGCGAAATGATTGTCCATTCACCAATCGCACAAGGCGGTTCGTCAACGTTATCAAAATAACCTACAACACCGCTCAAAGAACCAACACCAGCGTTTGTCATTACCCATTGATTCGTCGGTTCGTTGTACCAAATTGTTAATAAACCGCCGCCGCCGCTAAAGAATGGAAATTCGAAATAATCAAATCCCAAATATTGACCGACTGGATTCAGTTCATAAACTTGTGTTGAAGCACCTTGTTCACGAAATGTAACTATTAAACAATCACACGCCATTTTTTAAACTCTTTGTTTGTTGAATTGTGCTTTTAAAACGCCGTCAACCAATGTCAAAACAGACATTTCAGGAAAATCGGGAACAATGTAAATGTTCGCAATTGCTTCGAATGTAGCTTCGTCAGCTGTCCAATCTGACATTACAACAACATAAGAAAGTTCAGAATTTTCGTCGCAAAAAACAACGTTTCCGTATTGTTCAAGTTCTTCAACCAAAGCTTGTCTGTCAACCATTTTATCAATATTTAAGTCTTAAATTCAATCTGTTTGAAATTCTTGTTCCGTTTCCAGTTGGGTAATTTGCGTCAAGAAAAGCAATTGCGCCTGAACTTGAAGAACTTATTGTTTCGCCCCAACCATACCCCGAAGTCCAAGTTCCGTCACGATTTTCCCAACCGATAATTAAATTCGAAGTTCCGTTGTAACAAAAATTTGTGTCGAAATTTATGTCAATTATTCCGTTCGCTGTAATTATCCAGTTGAATTCTTTTACAATTGTCACGTCACTGACTGGCATATCCGACCAATTTATGGCTGGTGCGGTGTCGAAAATTGTTGTTGCTGGTGCTAAATGCGCGAGTTTTATTGTTTGATTGTTGAAGGTGTAAGGCGTTGAATAACCATTAACTTCAATTTGAATTCCAGTAATCTGACGCGCCGCACCAATTAAACCAGCCGTGTAAATAAAAGAAGACCATGAATAATTGTAAAGTCCATAGGCTGGTGCTTCAAAAACGTTTGTCGTTCCACTTGCTATTAATGAAGAACCGCCAGTTGTCGGAACACAAACTGGATTTTTATACACGTATGGGTTTATTATCATGACCTTGTTCCTAATAAAGTTACTTTCAATCCTTTTGCCGTTCCGTCACCAATTTGAGTGATATCAATACGAATTTCAGAATCGTCTGTCAAAGCGCTCGTTGAAATCACCGCTGGTGTTGCCGCTGTCGTTGAAGTTCTTTCAGTGTTGTCAATTGTTAGCAACGTGCTTAAAACAGAAACGCCGTTTTGTTTTACGTCAACCGTGAAAATTGTGCCGCTCGTTTGCGCTGTTGTTAATGAAGCACGGATTCCAGTCAATGTCATTGCGTACGGCATTCTGAATGTCGTTTTTCCATTACCAACGGTCAAAGCCGAAATTTCGTCACTTGCCGCAACTTGCACTTCAGCTGGTAATGATTGAAAGGAAACAATTCCTGAACCATTTGTTCGCATTACCTGACCATTTGATCCAGCCGCTGTCGGTAAATTGTACGCTCCATTCAAACGAAGACTTCCGTCAGTTCTATTCAATTGAAGCGCTGTTCCTTTAAAAGTTCCAGCGTCAGAATAGTAATCAAATGCAAGAACGCTTCCGTCATCACTTCCTATTTCAACACCTGAAACGCGTTGTTTCCAACGAAGACCTGAACCAACTTGAAAATTTAACGCTTTTGCTCTATTTGCCGCGTTTGTTTTCAAAAACAAATTTGAACCAGTTGATGTTGTTCCGCCGTCAAGTGTTAAAGTAAAGTTGTTTTGTGTCATTACTCGGTCAGCTGTCAGCGTTCCGTCAGTATTGTAAATATTTGTATCAGTACCGCTTGAATAATTTGGAACGTTCAGCGTGTTTCCAATAAATGTCGCCGCGCCTGAAGTTCCAGTTGTCGTCAATGTAATTGCGTCTTGTTTGCCACTGAAACTTGTATAGTCAGTTGAATTTAACAAACCAGTATTTGCCGCGCTTGAAATTGGAATGTTGAAAGTATGCGTGTCACCTGACGAAGTAATGTTGAAATTAGTGCCAGTTGATCCGGTTGCGAAATACTGAACTTGGTCAGTTAAACCATTCAAAGCCGTTAAACCAGTTGAAATTGTTGTTATAACTTCAGAAAGGTTATTGTCTTGCGTGTGTAACGTTATCGTTCGTCCAGCGTGTGAAATAAAAACACGAATTGCGATTCTGTCCGTTGGTGTTAAAGTTGTTTCAGGAATTGCAACAGCGGTGTAATATAAATCAACAGCCGAACCAATAATGTTTTCAGGGTTTGCTGAATTGCTACCAAGAAGCGTGAAAGCTGTTCCGTCGTATTTGTAAATTTCACAATAAAAGTTCGGAACACCGCCGCCCGAAGACGCGCTAAAATAAAATTCAGTATGCCAGTTTCCCGCTGGAATATTAATAACATTCGGTTCATTAACGTCAGTAATGAATTGTGCAATCAATCCGTCAGCATTTAGAATAAAGTCAGCGCTCGGTCCAAGGTTCGCAATATTAGAAAGTTGATAATATTGACCGCCTAAAATTGTGCCTTGTGAAACGCCGCCATTCAAATAAAGTGAAACAGCCGAACCGCCACCAGTTAAAGTCGGAAAGTCAGCAAGTGTTCCGTCGCCTCGAATGTATTGTGACGCGATTCCTTCAGGATCGTTTAATTTTGCGTCAAGCGCTGTTTGAAGGTCAGTTTGGTCCGCAAGTGTTCCAACAATGTCACCCCATGAAACGGTTGTTGTTGGCAAGTCAGACCATGACAATGTTCCAAATCCGTCAGTTTTAATAAACTGACCAGCCGTTCCGTCTGTTGCTGGTAAAAAATATGAAGAATTTATTTCAATACCGTTTGCATTCGCCGCAACTCGGTGATTTGTCACACCGTCGTTGAAATTAATGGCTGAATTGTAAATTGTAACTTCAAAACGTGATTCATTTGTTCCGTCTTGAATTTTTAATTGTGTCGAAACTGGATTCAAATCAAACGAAGCAACATTTGAACTGGCGCTTGTTAATAATTCACAATAGATTTGCGCTAAAGTTTGAAGGAAAACTGAAGAAGTTCCAGCACCGTCGTTGAATTGAACTTTGTATTGTTCACTTGAATTTGTTCCGCTGAATGTCAACAAATGACTATTCAAATCAATTACTCGGTTGGAATTAATGCTTCCGTCGGCGTTGTATAGTGTTTCAACAGCCGCCGCAATTCCAGCTTTTATTGTTGATCCGAGAATTTTTTTAGTTTGATAACCGCTTCCAGTCCAAAAATCAATGTCATAATAGTCATTATCTTGAAATGTAAAGCTTTCCAAAGGGTATTGATTGATTTCCATTTTTATTTTAAATTAAAGTTCTTGTTTTGATTATTCCGTCAGTTGTAGTTTTGTTTTCGCCAGTTGTCGTTGTTTTGGCGAATGGGTTGACTGGTGTCGAACCGCCGCCGAAAAACTTAATTGGGTATAAAACCGAGTAAAAAAAGCCAAACATATCACAAAACTATTACGACGCTTCCTGAAGACAATTGAACCGAACTGAATTTGTTCGGAACTTCAAAAGAATTAGGATTCTTTGGTCGAATGATTGCACCAAGTTTGACAGCGGTTGAAGCGTTGGCAATGTATTCAGAAGTTACGTCAACGTCTTCAATTTTAATTGACGAAATAATTGTGTCTTCAAGAACAACAATTGCGTCAAAGTTTCCAGTAAATTCAGACGTATCGTTCAAAACAAATGAACCAGCGCCGCCCGAAATTATTCTCAAATCGTTTTCCATATTACAAAGATATTGTTTTAATGTCGCCGTCTGTTGTCGTTTTCGTGTCGCCGTCTGTCGTTGTTTTTTCAATCACAACAAAAGGTGAATCGTTACAGCCTTTGATTTTTGTAGTAAATTTAACACCATTTTCCAAATTTATTCGCGTCGGATCGAAAAAACATTCCATTACCGCAACGTTAGGCGTTGGGAAACTGATATTTACCAATGATCCAGATAACGGATAAAGAGGGTTATTGACGTTATTATCGTAAGGAACAACCGACGAAAGAATCCAACGTTGACCGCTTTCAAAAGGTTCGACGGTTATCATTCCCCAAATTTCCGATTGATTCCAAGCGGTTAAATTGTTAAGCGTATGCGTCGCAACAACTCGCATTAATTGACCTTCGGTAACGATTCCAACATTTTGGTTTGTTGAATCGACGTAAAGTTCAATTGTTTGGTCGATAATTGGTTCGCTATCGTAATCTTTGATTGTGATTTCTTCAGTAAAATCGTGCGTCAGGTCGTCAGTCAAAGTGATTCGAAGGCGAGTTGACCAGTCGCCAGTGTTATCGTACGGAAACCAATTCTTGTTTTGATCCGGATAAAAGTCTGTCGAAGCGTTCAATTGCTGAAGCCAATATTCCCAACGCAAAAGGAAAGGGAAATAAACCGAAACGCCGTATTCAGTTGGCGTGTCAAGTGACGGAACAAGTTGAATCGTTGCGTTTCTTTTTACTGACGTGTTTGGAAGCGAAGAAATAACGCTTTGCGTTTCATTCAATAAATACCTTCCGTCACCTGAAATTTGCGCGGCTGAAAAATTAAAGTTCACTTGTAATAACGTGAACGCGTCTTCAGTTACTGAATTGAATGCTTCAACAACAGCCTGAACGCTTTGGTAGGTGTTGCCCTTTGTCAGTAAAAAAGTGCCATAAAAAGCAAGGTCGTCTTCAGTATTGAATTCAAATTGTTCCTGAACACCAGTTTGACTTGTGATATTTTCTGAATGGTCAAAATACGTTGTTTTGTCAATCATTGTCAACGGCGCTCCGACTGGCGGTTCGCACGTTAATTGGTCCGCGTACGCGAGTAAATTTGAATTTCCGCATTTGATCCACAAATAAAACAATCGGTCACCAACCTCACGCGCCGACATAAATGCGTCAAATTGTGTATTTGGAACGAAATCAAATTCGATTGTGTGTTCAGTTCCAGCCGTTGCAATTGTAATATTTTGAATTTCATATTGTGCGCCGTCAGCATTTGCAAAACTTGTTTTATCACCTGAAAGAATATCTTCAGACGGCACAAGCATTGTGATATTGTTTTGACTTAACGGTTGATTTTTGTAATAAGTTTCGTCAAGTGAAACGTATGCTGAACCGATTGCCAAATCTGTTGAAGGTCCGTCAACAATAACTTTGTAATGTTTTGTTGTGCAATAATCCATTTCGTCAATTGCCTGAATCAACGAAGAATCTAAAATCGACGTGTTATTCGGTTCATTAAACCAGCCAGTGTTTGCGTCAGGATTAATCACCAAAGAAAAACGATTCGAAAGTTCGCCAGTTGAAGCTGACCACAAAAGCTGGGTGTACGTTTTAAGACATCCTGAAGTGTCAAACCAATTTTGGTCGTAAATTCCTGAATTGACGTATTGAATTGTAATTGAATAGGCTTTTTGATACGTTGAAGGATTCGCCAACTTTTCAAGAATAACTGACGACACAAACTGACCTGACTGATTTCCAACCAAAGAACCCGTAATTGTTGCGCCGACTGGAAATAAAGCGTCAACACCAACGAAAACGGCGCGAGTTGCTTCGCCGTCAATAAGTGAATATTGATTCCCAGCCGTGCCATTTTGAACATGGTTGAATAAAACGTCAAGGTCGTCACGATTTCGATTCGTCACTTCAATCACAATGAATTCACCAACGGTCAAATCGTACCAATAAGGAACAGAATTAACATCGAGAATCGTGTCATCAACATACGTGACGGCTGTGGTCCATTGTTGAATTATCGTTCCAGTTGAAGAATAAAGTGTGAATTGAACCAAGTCAGAAACCCTGAACCCCTCGGTTAACCATGAAATTGAAGAACTTTGAATCGTGTTAATTGACGGATCCAGGAACAACGGATTCGTCAACGACGAAAGTCTTATGTTGGTATGCAATGTATGGACAACCGTGAACTGGTCACCAGCATTTGAAACGTACGACGCAAACGGACCATTCCCGAAATTGTCATAAAATTCAGTCGTTATTAGTTGAACTGGCATATTTGTTGGAAATTTCTTGAAGTTTATTAAAATCGCCTTCTTTTGCGGCTTTCATTATTTGATTAATGTCGTTATTCACGAACTGAAGTTTCTCGCGTTCTTCTTTCGGCAAGGAATGAATCGTTTGACGTTGAATTTTTAGCAACTTGTCAAGGTTTTTTTTGAGTTCTTCAGCGGTTTCAAGCGCGTTTTTGGCGTAATTATTCATTGATTGTAAGCGTTGTGACCTTACCAGTTGCGTAAGTGTCAGGTTGTCGATAATTTATTTTTGCGAAACTCTTTTCGTCAATGTACTCAATTCGTAAAATTTCACATCGAACGCCGTTAATTGTCGCGTAGTTATTATTTAACAAAGCTACAAAATCACTTTCTGAAATTCGTGTTCGAACGTCACTTCGAACTTGAAATTGATACAATTGGATTTGATTAATGAAGTGAAATTTGTCCCAAAGACCAGCCGCGCTGACAAAAGAAGTGTAATTTGCTGGTTGTTTATTACCAATCAAATACAAAAATTTCGTTTGCGTGAAGAATTGCTGACTGATTTGCAACATTCCGATCCGGTTGTCAATACTTCCAGCGAAATTAGTTCCTGAACCCAAAACTGAAGTCAATGCGTCAACCAAAATGAAGAACACCTTCGCCGCTTTTTCAACGAAATTCAGGTTGTTTTTACGAACACCCAAAGCAAAAGGAATATTCACATCGTGCAAACCTTTAATCGAAACAAGGTCAGCATTTACAACGTTCGCTGGTTCGGTGCTATATTCAGCGTCGGTCGGATCAAAGAAATCCATTGTGTGAATATCCGACAAGTCGTATTGATAATGAATATAGTAACGTTTCCAAATGTCGGAAGTGTTCAACGTATATTCGTCTTGACGTTCAGCCTGAAGCGCCAAAGCTGGAATGATTGCGTTCGGTGTTAAATTTTGCCAGTAATCGCGTCTTTCAAGCTGAACGATTCCGTTTACTACTTTTGTTTCGGCGTTACATTGTGTTTCAATTGCTGAAATCAATGAACCGAGTGTCGGCGTTGAATCTTGCGCTGTTGGATATCCTTTTGTGAAAGCCGTGCCACTTAATGAATTTGAAAGATTGTCGAAGATTGAAACTTTTTCTTTGACAAGCGGAACTGGTAAAATCGTTGCTCCCGAATAATTGTCAAGAAGATTCGATTGAAATTGATATCCGAGAAATTGACAGCCTTTCGAAATCAATTCCTTCACTTTACACGCTTTCAAATATCGAACGTTTGGAAAATAGACCTGAATCAATTGTGAAGCGAGTTCACCGACAGCAATGAAAACAGCGGCTGTGTAAGCGGCTTGAATAATTACTTTGATACCGAGTGAAATCACAGCGCCCAACGGCGGAACTGGTGAGCCAACCGTCGCTTGAATAAAGTCAGTTATTGCCGTACCCAAATCTTTTGCCGCCTGGATCAACTCTTTGGTCATTACGTACGTTGAAATTGCCAACTGAACAAATGATTCTTCAAGATTGTCGCGAACAATTAAGAAAGGAACGTCAATAAATTGGAATTGTGTCCCTTTTGCCGCCATTAATTCGAAAGAAGTTCCGTCGGCGCGGTCAAAGAATGAATCCTTTGCGATACGTCTTTTAATTGTCACTTCAATTTCAAAGTCACGGAAGACAGCGTTTTCAGTTAAATCAACATAGTATTGAAGCGTTACACCTTGCGCCATTTCGATCCGGTATGGAATACCCTCAAAGACACCTTGCGTTTGCAAATGGTTTTGAATGATTCCGAGCGCTTCACGCGGCAAAACTAACTTGTCAACATTCAGCGAAAGTTCGTCAGGTCGATTTGTAAAGTCAGAAACAACACCAATGTCAAGCAAATTGCGCGGCGCTATTTCAATATCGTTCAAAAAATGTCGCATTATTTTACTTTGTATTTGTTGTAAGTTACCGAATTGCCCTTCTTAATTGACTTCACAATTGACATTGTTGCGCCAACTATTTCACCAAGTTCAATATTCGTTTCAGGTTTGTTCACAATTGCTTTTTTAATGTCTTGAAGTTCTTCTTTCAAACCGTTTAATTCGGAAAGAACACCCAAATTTTCCCAACCTTTTGGTTCAACTTGGTTGATTTTAGCGTTTTGAACAATCTTCACAACTTCGTCGTTTGTCATTCCCATTAAAGCCGCATTTTGTTCTTTGGTCATTACGCGTTCGTTAGGGTGTAATACGGAAAGAAAACCGCCGTCAGCGTCTAAATTGCCACCGCGACCAGTGTCTTCAGTTCCTTCCAAGAATGTCGGAAGCGTTTCAATGATTGCGTCAAGTACGGCTTTGTCACCGAGCGCAATTGTAAGTGATTCACCGAGCGTTTTCCCTTCAGCCCTTGCATTTGTGTAAGCGTTCAAAAATGCTGTGATTGACTGAAGTTGTGCTTTTTTGCGTTCAAGTTTTTCTTTTCGGCGCAATGCTTCAACTTCAATTTTTTCTTGTTCAGCTAACGATTGCGAAGCTTGAATGTTTCCATTTGCGGCGAGTTCCTGAAGAATTTGTTGTTGTTTCTGACTTGCTTCGATTTCCTTTTCAAGTAACGCAATACGTTTATCAATGTTTTTTTCAAGATATTTCGTTGTAAAATCAATATATTTTTGTTGATTTTCAGCGCGTTTTTTTAGCTGTTCTTTTTGCGCTTCAGTTTCTTGTTGATCCAGTTGGTACATCTTGTCGGCGTGTTCTTCTTGCGCCGTTTCAAGTTGTTTATTCACGTCTTTTTTCAGGTCAACACGTTCCTTTTCAAGTTTACCGAGTTCGAAGTCGCGTTTCATTTGCGCGTTAATCACTTCTTGTTCGTTCGTTGCCGCGTCAACTTGTTCAAGGTAATTCCTTTCGATAATTGCCTTTTTCAACTCATATTCAGCGTCAATTCTTTGATTGATTAGATCCAGGGAATATTGACCGCTTTCGTTTATCGAATCCAGTTGTGATTGAATCGCGCTTTGAACGTCAGCTTCGGCTTCATAAAGAGCAATCTCGTCGGTCAAATCTTGCGTTTCCTTCATAAGATTGACCATTCTTTCGATTTCGTCGTTTGCGTCTTTGAGCGTCTTTGTTTTTTCTTTGGTTTCTTTGGTGTTCTTTTTTGTTTTTTCGGTGTTTTTTTCCGTTTGTGAAGTGTTGTCTTCAAGATTAATTGAATAAGCTTTTACTTCCGAAGCCGCGTCTTTTCCAGCTTCAGTTGTTGCTTCAAGTTCTTTTCGATATTCAGCAATTTTAACATTTCCACCAGCAACGTTTGCTTTTAATTGTGCAATCGCGTCAGTAAGTGTTTCAATTCGTTTTCCGTAATCACCTGACAATTGTGGTGTCAATCTAATTTGTTCTTGCAAATCACGAATTTGTTGTTCGTAATCTTTAATTGTTGCCAAACTTGTTTTTTGACGACTTGCAACGGCTTTAATGTCTTCCTGAATCTGTTTTTGTGTCAGATTAATTGCATATTGTTTACGCTTTAAAAATTGTTCTTCAGTAATCTTGTTTTCGTTGCGCAATCTTTGAAGCGCGGAAATGTCTTTTTCAAGTTCCTTTTGACGTTTTTGACTTCTTTCAGTTGCAAATTTTTGTGATTCTTGCGAAGTCTTTTCAAGTCGTGCTTGTTCTTCACGCGCCGCCGCCGCACCTGAAGCAATGTCATAAAACGCCATTGCAAGTTCAATAGCCAAATCAATCGCAATTGCAAAACCGATTGACTTCAAAGCTGAACCAAATGCGGAAGCTTTTCCAGCGCCGTCTTGTAAAGCGTCACCAGTTTCTTCAATTGCTTTCTTTTGACTTCGCCAATCGTCAAAACTTTGCTTCAATTCAAGCGCCTTAACAACAGCTTTGTATTCAATCCACAACCGGATCAAACGACCAACGACTGAAAGAATTGTTTCCAAGTTTCGTGAAAGAAAATCGAGTGATTTTCCAAATGCTCCAGTCACAAAACCTGACTGGTCAATTCCTAAAACATATTTATCAAAAGCGTTTGAAAGTTTATCAATTTTAGCTTGAAGTGTTTCATTCTTTTTATTGAATTCGTCAGTTATTGAATCAGTTTTTGTCAATGATTCGTTTGCTGAATCAGTTCTTGTTTTTAACAAGTCTATATTTGAACCTAATTTCAAAAATACTTCACTTGCTCCAGCGCCGTCAAGTTTTAAACCGTCTAAAACTTTGGCAAGACCTACGGCATTACCTTTGAATTGTTTAGTTCCTTCGATAACTTTCATAAAAGCACCCATTAAATCGGTATTCACCAATTTTTCGAATTCTTTTACTGGCATACCAGCAACTTTTGCAAATCCTTCAGTATCAACAGCCATTTTTTTCAAAATACCGCTTACAGCTGTTCCACCTCGTTCAGCATTTACATTTAATTCTTGAAGAGTTGCTGAAAGACCTAAAACTTGCCCAGTTGTCAACCCTAATGGAATACCTACACCGCCAATTCTACCAGCAAAATCAGCCATTACTGGCGACGTTGCTGAACCTTCAGCGCCCAAAACATTAAGAGCATTTCCAATTTTCAAAAGGTCATCTGAAACGTTTTCAGATTTGATATCGGAAAAAACATTTCGTAAACCACCAACAACAGAAGTTATTTCTTCAGCACCGCCAGTAAACTCATCACCTAAAGCGACATTCAATTTGTCAATTGATTCTGTAAAACCAACAATTTGGTCTTTTGTAATTCCAATTTGACCACCAACGACAGCAATCTGTTGAAGTTGTTCAATACTTGTTCTTGTGTCTATGTTTGTCAGTTCCCGAGATAATTTTTTTGCTTCTTCACTTGTAACACCGAGAGTTTTGGAAATATTTGCGGCTTCCTCATCAAAAGAAACCAAAGTCTTTTTTCCTTTTGAAAAAACTTCAGCAAAACCAATAGCAAGACCAAGTTGACCAGCGACACCCAGTAAACTTTTCCATTTGCTTTTTAAGTTGTCCCACGCTGAACCATAGTTTCCAACATTTCGCTGGTATTGTCCAACTGAAGCGTCAACGCTTTTAAGTTTGGTGTCAAGTTTTGTAATTTGTGCAAGTAAGTCTTTTGCTTCTTTTGTGTTTGTTTTTCCCTGAACCGCAAGGTCTTTGTATTCATTTCGAAGCTTATTCAAAAGTTTCGATTGCTCTTTGTATGCTGAAGTCGTTTTTTGCGTTTCATTGTTCAGCATTTTTTCAGTTCGAATTTGCGCTTGTTTATTGCGTTCAATCTGTAATTCTGTTTTCAATTGCGCCTGACGAATCTTTTCTTGTTCCAGCAACAATTTATTAGCTTCGCGTTGCTTATTGTTCAGGTCATTCAGTTGTTTCGTGTCAGACGGATCAACTTTTTGAATGTCTACTTTCAAGCTTTTTGCGTCAGCTTTGAGTTTCTTCATTGCTTCGTCAATGGCAATCAAAGAAGCTTTTAAAAGGTCACCTTGCGCTTTTGTTTTTTCAAGTGACGAACGCAAGTCAGCTAAAACGTCGCCCTGAACAATATCTATTTTTGAAATTTTCTTTGCCATTTCTTAATTGTTTTTTCCGTATTCTTCAACCATTGTAAAAAATTCAAGAACCGAAATCGTTTCAGCCGTTATTCTATACCCCATAAATTTGGATAAATGAATAAAGGTTGTTGTGATATTTGCGTTCGGTTGGTCCGATACAAATACGGTTGACATTTCGCGTTCAATGTCGTCAATTCTATTCAATAAAAACTTGTCTTCGGAAATCAAATATTCCATTCGAACAAGCAAAAGTTCTTTTTGAAGTTGCAAATATCGAACGTGTTTTCGGCTTACGCCAAACGTTTCAACATAGTTTTGATTCACCAATTCCCACGCAACGAAATCTTGTTCTTCAGTTCCGATTCCTGGATCAACTCGCAAAGCTGTCAAATCACCTTCCTGACATTTCAGCCAACGGTCCATTGTTAATTTATCAATTGTCAGAAAGTAATTCATTCAATACGAAATTAATGTAATTTTCAAGAATCATTTGTTTAATATAGTTCATATTGTCGTCAGTCAATCCAAGAACATCAACACCCCAAACTTCAAAAAGCGGTTTGTTGTATTTGCTGGAATCGTCAGCGTCAATGATTATTTCGTTGACGTTCACTTTGACGTTGAATGAATTGTAAAAATCACCTTCGTCTTTTAAAGTTACATGGTCATAACGTTGACCTTTTCGCCTTTTGTAAGCAATTGTCGACGGAGCGTAATCACCTAATTTTCTACCAAGCGAATCAATTCCTTCTTCTTCAAGCTGGTCTTCAGTGTTGATCCGGATAATTTCATCCTGAACGTCTTTGTCGACCGCAAAAAGCCAAATTTTATCTTCAGTCAGGTTGTCCAACGCTGAAAATAATCTGTCCAATCTTGTAAAGTCAACAACCATTCAATTTTTACTTACAAAAAAAGGGTGCTTTTACACACCCTTTTTGCCATTAAACACGTATTGTTCTATTTTTTTCCGTTTGCTCGTTTCCAAGCGTTTCGGATTTGTCCTTCGTGAACACCAAGTCGTTCAAAATGTTCGATTGCTTCCTTCAAAGTTACGCTTTTCAAGAATTCGACACTATATTCGGAGCGACCGAGTTTGATTGTTAGAACCGTTTTATTCATTGTTAAGCTGGATCAACGTAACTAATTACGGGAATCGCGTAACCATTCGCCGAAATTGTAAGTTCGAAATCGTTTTGACCAGCAACAGCTGAATAAACAAGCGTGTAAGTTCCGTCAGGACCTTCAGTAACGCCAGTAATTGCAACTGGAGCGCCACCAGTAACGTCGTAAAGTGCGAAGTTAGCCAAAACTAAACCAGTCAACGGTGTCGCGTTAGCGAAGATTGCTGAATAAGCTGGTTTTGACAATGCAACTTCAACGCCAGTTGTTGTGATATTCGAAACAACGCTGTTGATTGGAACAAGACCTTTCAATTCCGTCGCTGAATAACCTAAATCTGAAGGTGTCAGATAATAGATTTTTCCGTCGTTGAAATATTGAGTTTGGTCAAAAGACAACATGATTTTTTGAACCGCTGAATCCGTTGCATACATCAAAATCGCGTTGTATGTTGACGTTTCCATTGGGTAAGGGTAAAAATCTGTTGAATCAACGCTGTCTTTGTATCCTTCAAGTTTTCCTTCGATATCAACAATAAAGTAAGCAAGTTGTGAACAACCGAATTTTTTCAATTCAGCCAACATTCGAACTGAAGAAGCTTTGTCCCAAAGTTCAAACGCAATTGTACGAATTCCTTCTTTGATTTTGTATTTGTTCCCTGAAGGTCCAGTTTCGTAAATTGTGTCACTTTTTGTGATTACGAAGTTTTCACCAAACGGCAAAGGATAAATTCTTTCTTGCGCTGGTGTTGTGAATTGCGCCAAAGCTTGAATGTCCGCACCGATTGTAGGTGAGTTCAAGTTAATCTTGTTAAGACTTCCGTCTTCAGCGTATCGCGGCATGATAATAACGTTGTGCGGGGTTCTTCCTATTACTGGACAGCCGTCAAGACCAGTTTCACCATAAGAAACACCGCAAGTGCAAAATTCTGACATTTTATTTGTTTTTTGAGTTGTTTAAAATTAACAATAACATTCACTTTTTTTGTAAATCGGTAGTGATAACCGCAATTCGACACCAGTTAAGTCAGCGTCAATGATATTAGCTGTAAAGCCGTTCGTTGATTCAGTTCCAAATCGTGTAAAGTTTTTCACGTCGTATTCAGGTAAGTTTCCGAAAATCGGGTTATCCTGGATCGTTCGAATAAATTGTTCAACACAATTGTAAACTGATTGAAGTCGGTTTTCATGAACTTCAGTTGTCAACCATTTCCGAGCAAAGTTGTCGTCAAGAAAAATGATTCTTAAATCACTGGTTCTTTCAAGGGAATTTTCTAACGTAGCGAATCGTTCCGAAGTCGGTTCAACCAGCCAAATGAAAGGAACTTTCTTTCTTTCGTCGCTATTGAACGCCTTCCATTCCTCATTGGTTGAAATAGGTGTTCCGACAAAAAATTTGTAAGCTTGAAGAATTCCGTTTCCTGACCAAGCAAATGAACCAACAACGACAAGCGTGTTCGTTTCAGGATCAACCGAACTAATAACAAAAGAATGACCATTTTCGTCAGTAATTGTCAGACCTTTACGCGCCCATTTCACTGAACAAACAACCAAAGCGTAAGTGTCAGGTGACACCAAAGCAACGCTTTCAACGTTGATTGTCAAATTCATTTTTGCGTGAATTTCGTCTTTTACTATTTGATAAATGTCTTTCACTCTTTACAATGCTAAAGCTGGGTATTCTCTTTGTCCTTTGAAAGTTGGATAATCAACTGATTTGTTCAGTTCAATGTATCGTTGAATTGCGCGATACGATTCAACCGCTTCGTTCCAACGTGCATTCAAACCGCTCATCACGTACGTTGTGCTTTCTGAATTCTCACCTTTATTTTTAACCGCTCCCAACGTACTCATTTGAGTATACTGGTCACGAACATAATAAAAGTAAATCATTCCAGTCAGCAAGTCTTTCATTCCTTTTGATTCCAAAATTTCACCGCATTCCGTTTGCTCAATAAACGGCAAGAAAATCTTGTCGTAAATTGGTTGTGGCGTTGGTAAAACTATGTCGGCAATGAATAAAGTGTAAAGATCCACACCAAGCAATTTATTCAAAATGCTTGTTTCATATCGGTCAATATATTCCTGAAGCTTGTCAGCTGTGAATTGACTTATATGAACTTCATATTTGCCAGTAAAATCGTCAGCAATGATTAAACTCATTTCCCGTAACCTTTTTTAACGAATAATTGATAAAGTTCAGCTGTCAGAATGTATCGTTTACCTTTTTTAAGGTATTTCGATTTTCCGCTCGATTCGAACTTGTACAATTTGCCTTTTTCAACTTTTACTTCTTGAACCGCTTCAGCTGTTGCAACTACATCTGTTGCGATTGCTTCGGTTGTTTTTGCTGTTGCCATTTTGAAAATTTTTAAAAGAGGGGGAATTTCACCCCCTCGTTTTTATTCAATGATTAAACAGCAAGTGCCGCTTTTGCAACGTCGAATTGACCTTTGATTAAACAACCAGTGTCGTTCGCTGAAGCAAACTGAACAACGCGTTTTTCAAGAAGCATTGTTTTCTTGTTGTTGATAAAGTCATTTCCGTCAAGACCGATTTGAATACCTAATTCTTCGCGAATAAGTACGTTCAAAACTGAAAGGTCACCACCAATGAAA